AGTGCCTGACGAGGATGACCCGGACAAGACCATTCGCATCCACATCGTGACTCAGTGGGTCGACCCCAACGACAAGCAGGAGCGGATTCGCATCCGCAAGCTGACGTACGAGAAGGTCATCGAGGGAGGTAAGCGACGCATCTTCCGTGAGGAGGCCATCTACGAGCTCGACTGGGAGAAGGGCTTCTGGTGGGGCCCCACACCGAAGAAGGTGAAGCAGATCCTTGAGCCGGGGTTGCTGCCTGAGCAGATCACGCAGTTTCCGGTCTACTGGATCCCTAACATCGAATGGGAGTCTCAGGACTATGGTTCGTCCGAACTTCGAGGCCTCGAGTTCCTCGAGTGGGCGGTGTCTCAGGGTGCCACTGACACTCAGATGGCTCTGGCGCTTCAGGGTCTGGGTGTATATGCGACTGACGGCGGTCGACCGGTGGATGACGCCGGCAAGGAGACGGACTGGGAGGTCTACCCCGGCGGAGTGATGGAGGTGCCGGCAGGCAGCTACTTCCGTCGCGTCGAGGGTGTGGGATCAATCACGCCCGCCATGGATCAGATCAAGTATCTCGAGCAGAAGATGTACGCGGCTACCGGACTCAGCGACGTCGCTCTTGGTCAGGTCGACGTACAGGTGGCCCAGAGCGGTATCGCACTGGCAATCAAGTTTATGCCTACGATGGCTCGCATCTCAGACCGAGATACTCAGTATACTGAGATTCTCCAGCAGATGTGGTACGACATGCGGTACTGGTACGAGGCGTACGAGGAGGGCTTGGTCTTCCCCGAGATCGACGTGCTCATCTCTAAGTCGAAGCTGCCGGTCAACCGGGTTGACACTCTGAACGAGCTGAACAACATGTACGATCGTAAGCTCATCAGTAAGGCCTTCTACCGCGAGCGGATGGGTGAGCTGGGATATATCATTCCAGCCGACGAGGATCAAAACATTCTCAATGAAGCCGAGATGAACGCGAAGATTGCCGCCGCAAGCAATCCTGTCCAGCCTGGCACGAACGCGGATGGGACGCTCGTCCAGACTGATGCCACCGGAGGAAACAACCAGAAGGTTGACAATTCCGGAAACGCAAGCAATAATTCTTCTCGTACCAACGAAAGTTCCGGTACGGAAGCGGGGCAAAACCCCTCAAACCAAGCCAAGTCCTGAGCGGGAAGCTCAGGCAATAGGCGCGGGAGGCGCCAGAAACGAGGACAACATGCGTAAGACGGCTCTGCGGAAGAACAACCTGCACTGGCTGGAGAATCTGGTCATCATCGGCCGAGAGGATGACGACCCCTATGAGCGGGATGCTCAGGGTCAGATTATCGAAGATGACGGTGAGCAGAAGCTCAGGGAGGGCTGGGAGTTCGACGAGAACGACAAGCCGGTCAAGATCGACGACGAAGGTGATGACGACGAGGAAGACGAGGACGACAAGAACGTCCCCGACGACCAGAAGACGCCGGAGCAGCTTCGCAGGAAGATCGCTGATCAGGAGGAGGCCATCCGTAAGGAGCGCCGACTCCGTCGTCAGGCTGAGCGGGATGCTCGGAAGACGAAGAAGGCACCGGCCAAGAAGACCGCGCAGAGCACTCAGCAGGACGAGGAAGCTCAAGAGAAGGTGCGCCTGGCCGAGGCCCGTGCGCAGCGACTCGCCGAGGGTCTGCTCACCACGAAGATCGATCAGGCTATCCTGGTCGCTGCTCGGAAGGCCGGCTTCATCGACGAGACCGACGCTCTGACCGACGCAGTTCGGGCGGACGTCGACTACGACCAGGACGAGGATGACCCGTCCGACATCGAGATCGATCTTGACTCGGTCAAGGACGCGGTCGCTGACCTCGCAAACAAGAAGAAGCACCTCGTCGGCAGGGGCCTCCCTGGAGAGCCCTCCGCATCCCGTCAGAAGCGCCGCCGCAAGGCTGGTGACGACGATGAGCTGAGCGAACAGGCTCTGGTCGGGAACTACCCCGGTCTGCGCTGAGTCCACACCACCAAAGAAACCACTCACAGGAAGCGAGCCATACTCATGGCCAAGTACGACCAGGTCGAGCCGCACGTCGGCATCGTCCGGGCGCCTCTCGCTGCTGACCTCACCGTCCCGGCTTCGGGCGAGTTCGGACCCATCGCGGTCTCTCTCGATGCCAACGGTCGAGTCGTCGTCGGTACCGCGGGGCTTTCGGGCTTTGTCGGCGTGCTGGTGAAGAACGTGCCCGTGATCCCCGCCGGGCGGTTCACCGCCGGCGCGATCGTGAACAACTGGATGGGTGCCCGCGCCGGAGACGTCGTGGACATCATGATTCAGGGCGAGATCGTTGATGTCGTCGGCCTCGCGGCCGGTTCGGCTGTCTACGCGATCCCCGCCACCGGTGTCCTCAACAACACCGCTGCTGGCAATGTCCGAGTCGGCTTCACCGTCGAGGCTACGCGCCTCGTGGTGGACGGCAAGTAGCCCGGCGACCCAACACAGGATCAGGAGAAAATCTGATGCGTACCAACGCACTCACCGGGCTGCGCTCCATGCTCGAGAAGGCGCCCGACGCGTTCACCATCCACCGGCTGCCGAAGGGGTCCCTCCTCGTCGACATCCAGGGCGGAGAACGAGGCTTCGCCGAGCGGGCTGACGCTCTGCTCGCGGCTGCCGACGGCACCGACCTCAACGAGTTCTGGGACGAGGCCCAGGCGGTCGTCGCGCTCAAGAACCGTCAGCGCAACTCGATCATCGATCAGCTGACGTTCCGTACCACGGAGATGGCGGAGAAGGTCACGGTGCCTGCGGGCGGCGAGGACTTCGAGGTCGCGACCGAGTACGGTCTGCCGAAGGGCGTCCGGGTCTCGCCCGGAAACACCTTCTGGCGCGGCTACGACTTCAACTTCTACGACCTCGCGGTTCGCTTCACGTGGATGTACATCGCCGAGGCGGACATCCGGGACCTTCGGGCCCAGGTCAACGAGGCGCTCAACGCCGACAACCGGCTGATGTTCGGCCGGGTCATGCGGACCCTCTTCAACCCCCTGAACGGCACCGGCATCACCGACCAGAACCTCCCGGTCACGGTGTACAAGTTCTACAACGGGGACGGCGAGGTCCCGCCGGCGGTGGGAACGAACACCTTCCTGGGTACCCACTCCCACTACGTGACCACGACGGGCATGGGCGCTTCGGCGACCCTGAACCCCGCTTCGGTCACCGGGATGCAGACCCACCTCGATCACCACGGCTACTCCATGCTCAACGGGTACAAGAAGGTGCTCTGGGCGAACGCGCAGGAGACGGCGATCATCCGTACCTGGCGGGTCGCCTCCGGCGCTCCGTGGGACTTCATCCCCGACGACGGCCGCACCGGCGGTGGCGTCTTCATCCCGGGGGGTCCTCAGGGTCAGTACGTCGGTGCTCCTCAGGGTTCGGTGCCCGGTCAGATCGGCACCTACGGCCCCTGGCACGTCGTCGAGTCGGAGTACATCCCGGCCGGCTACCTGGTGGGTCTCGCCTCCGGCGGTCCCGACAACCTGCAGAACCCGGTCGGGCTGCGCGAGCACCGGAACCCCGCGTTCCGTGGTCTCAAGCTGATCCCGGGTGACAAGAACGGCTACCCGCTCATCGAGTCGTTCTACCAGCGAGGCATCGGTACTGGCATCCGCCAGCGCGGTGCCGGCGTCGTCATGCAGGTCAAGGCTGACGCCACCTACGTCGTCCCGGCCATCTACGCCTGAGTCTCTCAGGCCTGAGACAAGGAACAGGAGAAATAACCATGAGTGACACCACGGACATGGTGGTCTTCGAGATGGCCGACGGGACTCCGGTCAGCAACGACCCCCGATTCGGTCTCGAGGAGGCTCTGCAGGCCCAGCTCGAGGCAACTGAGTACCACGGCGACGCAGGGATCCCGCCCGACGAGTTCGAAGCTCAGCACCAGGTGACTCACGTCGCTTCGATGAACTCGGGCCAGCCCGGTGTGGGAGAGAACGCCACCCCGGACGACCCGGTGAAGGACGCCTACGGTCCCCTCGGTTCGCCGGCCCAGCAGAAGCAGGTCGAGGACACCCAGAAGGCTGCGGAGCTCGGCGCCACGCCGTTCAGCACCGCGGTCGAGGACCCGGAGCCCGTCGACTCCAACGAGGCCGTGCTCGCGGCTCGTGAGGCCAAGGCCAAGGCGGCTGCTGCGTACCGGAAGGCCCAGGAGAAGCTGGCTGCTGCCGAGGAGGGTGAGGGTGAAGGTGAGCCCTCGACCGACTGGACCGGCAACCAGCTCAAGGCGGAGATCGCCAAGCGCAACGCTGACGGTCGTTCGGAGGAGAACTACCTCTCCGTCAAGAAGGGCATGAAGAAGGCCGACGTCGTGGCCATGCTCAAGGCGGACGCGGAGAACACGCCGTCGGCCGACTCGAGCGGTGACGAGGACGACAACGAGGACGACGACTCCTCGAACGACTCCTCGAACGACGAGAGCTGATCGGGGTCCACACCATGAGCCTTACCCAGGACGAGAGATTGCGCGAGCTCCTCGGTGAAGAGATTCCCGATGGAGGGTCCGCTGGTGACACGCTGTTCACTGATCGCCAGATCGAGGACCTTCTCGAGCAGTACCCCGACCTGGACAGGGCCGCATACGAGGGGTGGCGCCGCAAGGCCGCCAAGCTTTCAAACCTCGTGGACACCACTGAGGGCAACTCCCAGAAAAAGTTCTCTCAGTTGCTCAGCAACGCGAACGACATGGTGAAGCTCTACCTGCGATCGACCTCCGGTGCTACTGAAGGTCGGTCGCGGGTAGGGCGACTCCGTAGGGAGCCCGTTCCATGGGACTAAGTCGAGTAGAGCGGATCATGGCTCGTCGACAGATCTCCGCGCTCATCGCTGCCGACCCGGTGGAAATCGTTCTGAAGCGAAAGCCGAAGATTGATGCCCCGGGCGGCGGTTGGCGTTGGGGCCCTGAAACCGCCCTCCCCCCGCAGACCGTGACGTTGGTGCCTTTCAAGCGCCGGCTGACGGAGTTCCTGGTGAACACCGAACTGGGTGACGTACCGGACTTGCCCTACACCGTCGTGGGGCATTCGACGCTGGACATCAAGAAGGACGACGTCTTCCAGTGGGAGGGTGACACCTACATCATCAAGGCCGTGGATATTAAGCTCGAAGTTCGAGTGGCTGCGGAAGTAGACTACCTAGGAGGGACCAAGAATGGCTAGCATGGGAATGCTCGTCACCGACGGCATCGGCCCCCGCCTGGACATCCTCGCTCTTGGTGCCGCAGCTCACACCCTCGGGGCTATGGAGTCAGGCGCTGAGCGGGTCGAATACTACGCTCAGACCAACGCCCCCTGGCACGACCGCACGGGCATGGCTCGAGACGGGCTGAACGCCTCGGTCTTCGAGGAGGATGGCAACATCGTTCTTGAGCTTGCCCACGGGGTCGAGTACGGCTACTGGCTGGAGGTCATCCAGGACGGCCAGTACGCGATCATCATGCCCACTCTGGAGGCTCTGGGCCCGGAGATTCTTCGTGAGGCCGGTGCTGGCATGGTGAGCATCGAGGGGATGAGTTTCTGATGCGCGCCTGGCTCTACGACTGGATCGTCTCTGACCCCGCGCTGGCTTCTAAGCTGGGTGTGGACCTGGATGATCTGCCGTCACACGTGACTCCTCGACGCGCTCAGGAGAATGTGACGTACGAAGATCTACCTCGACCCTTTCTCATCTACGGGTTGGGCAACGCGACGGCCGAGCAGCTCTCCGACTCCACGGCGAACGATGCTCAGGCTGAACGACAGTTCTTTCAGGTCTGGGTGCACGATGAGGGAGGCGACTTCAACCTCATCGATGAGATCGTGGCCATCGTGATCAAGCGGCTACGAGGGGCCAAGTCGGTACCTGACTTCGTCTATACGGTCGAGTACCTCGAGACCTCCCAGGAGTTCAACAACCAGACGTACGGCACGAACTTCCGATACATCCGGTTCCAGGCAATCAAGGCAAAGGTAGGAGCACCAGCATGAACATCGTCTACAAGGGTACGGCGAACTTCCAGGAGTTCTCGCACGCCGACTTCGCCAAGGCGGACCTCGAGCAGGGCAAGCTGAGGTTCGAGCGCGACGTTCCGAAGGAGGTTGACGACGAAGTCGGTGCGGCTCTCGTCTCGACGGACCCCGACGAGTCGCCGATCTTCCATGACTTCCCGTTCGAGGAGGTCGACGCCGACGAGAGCGACGAAGAGCCCGACGAGGAGGCTGATGCCGACTCCGTCGCGGCCAAGAAGAAGGCTACCAAGAAGAAGTCCAAGAAGGCCGTCGACCAGCGAGCTGAAGGTCAGGGCACTCAGGGTAGCACCGGCTCGGACGTCGCCACCGGGGACGCCGGCACAGGTTCGGGCACGACGACCGGGGCTCGATCGACCGGGGGCTCGACCAGCTGATCGCACGATCGCGTGATCGCATCGCGCATGCCTGAGAGAAGCAGGGATGACTTCCTGATCAATTGGGCACCAGCTTGAAGCATCATCACGCCGATCAAGCATCCGCATCGATTAGGGAAAGGGTGAGGATATGAGCACCATCGACCTACGGTGCGGCGCAACTCTCCACGGCCGACTGACCGACGAACGGTGGTTTGAGGTGAAGTGCAAGCGACGTGCCTGCGGGTACGTCAAGGGCACGGTGATCCTCCACACCATCGACATCACTACTGGAGAAGTGGTCAAGACCGACCGCTACTCTGAACCCAGGAACAGAAAGGAAGAGAGCAATGCCTCTCACCACCCACGCCCTGCCGTTCGGTCTGCGTGACGTCAAGATCACGCCGTTCACGACCGGGGCAGCTACTGCCTACAGTGCATCCTCGATCGACCTTCCGGTCGCCAGGACGTTCTCCTTCAGCGACACGGAGGACTTCGAGGACCTGGTCGGCGACGACACGACCGCTGCATCTCACGGTTCGGGTCCGACCGTCGAGTGGGATCTCGAGTCGGGCGGCCTGCCCTTCGCCGCGTTCCAGGCCATGGCCGGCGGTACCATCACGGACTCGGGTACGACCCCGGCTCAGAAGAAGGTCTTCTCGAAGCTCGCTACCGACGCTCGGCCGTACTTCAAGGTCGAGGGCCAGGCGATCTCGGACTCGGGCGGCGACGTCCACGGCATCGTCTACAAGGCCAAGGCGACGGGTTCTCTCGAGGGCGAGTTCGGCAACGGGTCGTTCTGGCTGACCTCGGCTTCGGGCAAGGGCTTCCCCTCCACTGTGACGGCCGACGTCAACAAGCTCTACGACTTCGTCAACAACGAGACCGCCGTCGCGATCCCCTGATCTCAACCCCGCGGCAAGAGCATCGGGCATGACGGGAGATTATCGTTTATGTCGTTATCGTTGCGCACCCCTTTAGGGGGCGCACGAACGATACGATATGACGATATCCCGATACATGCCTATAACGACAACAACTGAAGAATAACTGAATACATCATCCGTACATCTTAGACCCCCAGGAGGGCCAACCATGACGAAGAACGCTACCCGAATCGGGAACCCTGCCAAGAAGGCAGCCGCGAAGAAGGTCTCCAGCGCCTCGGACTTCAAGAAGAACGCGAAGGGCCGGGACCTCGAGCTGCCCTCTGGGCTCGTCGTCCGCGCCAAGCGCGTCGAGCTTCAGACCTTCATCCTCCAGGGCTCAGTGCCCAACCCGCTCATGGAGATCGTCGGCGAGGCCCTCGAGAAGGGCAAGAAGGCCGACATCCCCAAGATGATGGGGGTCGATGAGGGCAAGCTCGACCTGGCCATGGTGAATGACATGTACGAGATCGTGAACGCGCTCGTCTGTGCCTCCGTTCTCGAGCCGAAGATCCACCCCGTCCCCACCGCCGACATGATGGCCCTCTACAACGAGGAGCACCTGGACGAGACGATCTCCGACCCCGAGGAGCTGAGGGACGACGAGCTCGTCTATGTCGATGAGGTGGAGGACATGGACAAGATGTTCATCTTCCAGTGGAACTCGGGGGGTGTGGAGGATCTCGCCACCTTTCGTCGCGAGTTCGGAGCAGACATGGATGCTCTGGCAGAAATCAAGGGCGGTTAAGACTCGACCCAGTACACTTCTGGGTCTACGCTCCAAGAGCTATGAAGCATACTGCCTCGATGAGGCGGTCATCTTCTTCGGACTCTCCTTGGAGAACATGCTTCAGGAGGCGGGCAACAAGCCGTCCAAGGCTGACAAGAAGGCCGAGACGGCACGCAAGGTGGTACTGAACAGGGTGTTCGGTACGGAGGACGGGGACTCGGGATACTCTGACCCCGCCGTAATGTTCCAGTAGAAGGGACGAGGCAATGGTCGATCTTGGCACCATCAGGGGCCGAGTAGAAATCGACATCCGCCGTGCGGTGGCGTCGTACGCCGCTCTTCGTGCCCAGAACGCTCGGACCGTTTATGCCCTGCGAGGCACCGGTGACTCTCTGGTCTCAACCGGAAAGACTATGGCAGTCGCCGGTGCCGGCATGGTTTACGCCTTCGGCAAGGTCGTCATGGCCGCAGGTGAGTTCGAGCGGAAGATGGACTTTGCCGCCGCGGTCAGTGGAACCACCGGCAAGGAGATGCAGAAGCTCAGCGACTACGCGCTGCAGCTGGGCCAGGACACCATCTACTCGGCAGGACAGATTGCCGATGGATTCATCGAGCTGGCTAAGGCGGGTGTCTCGGCAAAGCAGATCATCGGTGGCATCGGCGCCGCGATGGCGAACCTGGGTGCTGCCGGTGACATTCCCCTGGAGCAGTCGGGTCAGATCATCACCTCGACCGTTCAGCAGTTCAACCTAGCAGCTAAGGACGCTGTCCACGTCACGGACCTGCTCGCCGGAGCAGCTAACGCCTCGATCGCGGACATCAGTGACATCGGTACCTCTCTCAAGTATGTGGGTGGTGTCGCTGACGCCGCGGGCCTGAGTCTCGAAGACACGACGACCGCCATCTCGCTGCTGGCGAAGGCTGGTATCCGAGGCTCTACCGCAGGTACCTCGCTTCGACAGATGATCGTCTCGCTGGGGGGTGCTACCGGACCCGCAACTGACGCACTGACTGAGATCGGTATTATCGCCGAGGATGGCTCCAACGCTTTCTACGACATGCACGGCAACGTGAAGCCGCTGTCGCAGGTCTTCCAGATTCTTAATGACCACCTCGACGGATACAACAACAAGCAGAAGCTGGCGTACCTCCGAACAATCTTCAACAACCGCGCTCTGTCCGCCGCCTCCATCCTCACTCGCGAGGGTGCCAAGGGCTTCAAGGACATGTACGCGCAGATGGGCAAGACGACTGCAGCGGACGTCGCCCACAAGCGACTCGACAACCTCAGCGGAGACATCGAGATTCTCCGAGGTAACATCGAGACGTTCATGATCAAGGCGGGCACGCCCTTCCAGAAGACTATGCGTCAGTGGGTACAGCAGCTTACCCGGCTGGTTCAGGCATTCGGTGAACTGCCTCAGGGCACTCAGACCGCGATCATCGAGTTCATCGGGATCGCTGGCGCCTCCCTCCTCGCCATGGGAGCATTCAACATTCTGTTGGGTACTCTGTTCAAGTTCGTAGCTCACCTGATCAAGCTTGGGACGGGGCTCAAGTTCGTCTGGAACCTGCTGAAGCTCGTAGTGGTGAACGCTCGATGGGCCGCACTCGTCTTCGGCGGTGAGTTGGCTGCGGCCCTCGGAGTTTCACTGGGCGTACTCCTTCTGATCATCGTCGCGGCTCTCGCCTTCGTCGCTGCCTGGGTCCTCGCCTACAAGAAGATCACCATCTTCCGCAAGGCCGTAGACGCCTATTACGGCGCGGTGTGGAACGCGATCAAGGCGACTGCCGCGTTCATCAAGCTTCTGGCGACCGACCCGGGCAAGGCCTGGGACAAGATCAAGAAGGCTGCGGACATCGCGTTCGGAGCCATCGTGGGTTGGGCCAAGATGGTGCCGACTCTGCTTCGTCAGGGTCTGAGTATCGCCGGGCAGTACGTGAGCGGATGGGTGAACAGCCTCATCGGGTGGCTCGCTGGGCTGCCTGGTAAGGGCATCGCCATCATCAGCAGTTTCGTCTCTCGGGTTCTGAGCCTGCTGACCTTCCGGAACGCCGGATATGTACTCGGTTATCTACTCGGCACGGTGGTTAGATTCTTCACCACTATGGGTCTGCAGATGCTGGCTCTCTCGATGCGAGCGGTCACCGCAGTTCTTGGGTGGTTCTCGAAGCTTCCGGCTCGGATCGGTTACTTCCTCGGCTTCATGCTGGGTCTGGCCATTCGTCTGATGATTCAGCTACAGCAGAAGATGATCACGCTGATGGCTCAGGCGGTAATGGGGACTATCCGCTGGGCGGCCAAGCTTCCGGGTCGAATCGCCTCGTTCATCTCTAGCATGGTGAGCGCCGCGGTGAGGTTTATGGTGGGCTTCGCCAAGGCACTTCCGGGTTACGCCGCTCAGGCCGCCACCGGCATCATCACCGAGATCGGCAGACTGCCCGGTCAGATCATCGGTCTGATCGGTCGTATGGTGAACGGAGCAGCTAACCTAATGCGTAAGCTGCCCGGTATTGCTAGGCAGGTCGCATCGGGCATCTTCCATGGATTGGCAGACACCCTCCGGGGTTTGCCTTCCTTGATCAGCGGGGTTCTTCAGCAGTGCATCTCTGCATTCACCGGAGTGATCGGTCAGGCATACAGTGCTGCTAAGAGCTTCACCTCCGGCCTTTGGAGCGGGTTCAAGGATGGCATCGGCATGAACTCCCCGTCGCACCTGGAGCGGGCGATGTGGCAGATCACTGGGGTGCTCGACGAAGAGACCAAGAAGATTGCGAAGAAGACTATGCAGGTTCAGAAGCTCTCGAAGCAGATGGCTGCAACCCAGTTCTCCGTAGGAGGCGATGGGGGACAGCTCTCTAAGACTGGGAGTTATGCGGGTCTCGCAATGATGAGCAGGTCGAACCAAAATCGCGCACGGACGCTTGCAGATGCTCAGGGAAGCCGTCGGGCATCGAGGGGTGGGGGCGCGAAGCGGCGATCGACCGTTGGAGGTCGACGAGAGTTTGTCATCACCAACTGGCACACTGGACAGGGCTACTTCCGAGACATCGCTCGAGGCGAAGTCGACGACAACGAAATCTACAACGACGACCTTGACAGGATGGGCTGATGGCTGCTCCGATCACGCTGCGCAACTTTCGCGACAGCTACATCATCGAGAACCGACCGACCAAGAACTTCGTCAACACGGCGAGGCTCAAGGTCCAGGCCGGCTCCGGGGTGAGGAAGCGGGCGATGCTGTTCTTCGGCAAGCCCTGGCCGGTAGCCTCGACGATCACCGACGGGCGCCTGCGGGTGTGGAATGCGGAGACCTGGACCGGCTCGGTCACGCTCACGGTGGAGATGCTCGGTGCCTCCTGGGCAGGCTCCAGAGTCAACTGGAACAACCAGCCCACCGTGCTTTCCACACCGGTCTCCATCGCTATCACCAAGACGAACGCTGCTGCGGGCACTCTCTGGGAGTGGGACATCAAGACGTTCCTTCAGTTCGTCTCGAACGGGGGTAGCTGGTTCGGCATCCGGATCACCACTGACAGCACGACGGTACGGAACATCTACTCCGCCCAGGCTGAGGCCAGTGAGTTCCGCCCCCAGGTAGTGGTCCAGTGGTCTGACGCCCCGGAGCCTCCCGATGGTCTGGAGCCGAACAACAACAACGCCGTGGGTGTCGCCAAGCCGGTACTGAGCTACGACTTCACTGACGTCTCGGGCGACATGAACATGGCCTTCCAGCAGGTCCAGATCGACGACGCCACCGACTTCGCGACTCCAGTCTATGACTCGGGCATGGTGCCCTCGACT